ATAACGGAGCAGATCAAGAAATGGCAACCCCTCAGAGTGTACAGGTAGAAATAGTTGACGCGCGTAAAGCTGATTAATGGATATATCGGTAAACGTTCCACAAGGTAAGTTTCTGGCAATGCCTGAGAGCATTAAATATAAAGCGTTTGTTAGTGGTTTTGGTGGTGGCAAAACGTTCGTTGGTTGCATTCAACAGTGCTTAGATTATTGGCGTTATCCAGGGATTAACCAGCTTTATGCAGCGCCCACAATACCCCAAATCAGAGACATCTACTACCCAACCATTATGCAAGTCTCAGAACTGATGGGGCTGCGCGTTGAAGTGCGAGAGGGCAATAAGGAAGTTCACTTTTATGAGGGGCGCAAGTATCGAGGGACAACTATTTGTCGATCAATGCAGATACCCGAATCAATAGTTGGTTTTAAGGTGGGTTCAGCCTTAGTCGATGAAATAGACATAATGGATGCAATGAAAGCAGAACGGGCTTGGAATAAGATTCTTGGCCGTATGCGATACGAGAACGCAACAAACAGAGTTAGCGTAACCAGTACGCCAGAAGGCTATAAGTTTATATACAACCGCTTTGTGTTGAATGGTACAGATCGTTATGGATTGGTTCAGGCCAGCACATACGATAATGAACTTAATCTACCGCCTGACTACATCGAATCCCTAGCAGATACATACAACCCCGAACTCAGAGCCGCATATCTTAACGGGCAATTCGTCAATCTATTCTCAGGTACGGTATACAAGTCATACGAGCGCAAGAAATGTGCAAGCCGTGAAACGATACAACCACGCGACCGCATCGCAATCGGTGTTGATTTCAACGTGACGAATATGAGTTCAGTATGCTATGTCGTACGGGATAACGTATGGCACGCAGTCGACGAACTAACAGGCATATATGACACGCCCGAACTAATAGCAGCAATCAAACAGAAATACCCCGAACATCATATTCGCGTTTATCCTGATGCAAGTGGCGCAAGCAGGAAAACAGTAGATGCCTCAGTGTCAGACATAAGCCTATTACAATCAGCAGGTTTTGCAGTGTACGCGCACAAGTCAAACCCCTTGGTCAAAGATAGGGTTATAGCTGCAAACGTTGCATTTGATAAAGGGCTAGTAAAGGTAAACGAATTACTCTGCCCTGAATACTCCCGATGCCTTGAGCAATTAGCCTATGACGCTAACGGAGCGCCCGATAAAAAATCTAATCTGGATCACCTCCCTGATGCTGGGACGTATCCAATAGCCTACGAAATGCCAGTGGTTAAACCAGCCGCCAGCCTTTCTATAAAATTTGTGAGTTAATTTATGCCAGTAGATACGCAGAACGCAGACTATGCGAAGAATATAGAAACATGGCAATTAGTGCGCGATTGCGATGAGGGCGCAACGGCAATTAAAGCCCGTCGAAGTACTAGAACGTTATATTCTGGCGGTATTGGGTCTGCTGCTGGTACGGCATACCTTCCAGCGCCTAATGCCCGTGATGGTAGCGATGACAACCAAGTAAGATACGATGCCTACAGAAGCCGTGCAAACTTTGTAAACTTTGTCAGCCATACCAAAGAGGGTATGCTCGGCATGGTGTTCCGAAAGCCCACCGAGATTGAACTTCCCCAAAACATAGATTACCTACTAGAAAACGCAAACGGTAACGGGTTGCACCTTGATCAGATGATTAAAGATGCAGCGTCTGACACTCTCTTAACAGGGCGTTATGGTTTGCTAGTAGATTATCCGCAGACTGAGGAAGGGCTGACACAAGCACAAGTGTCTACCGCTGGCCTTCAAGCCTCTCTATTAACCTATCCAGCAGAATCCGTGATTAATTGGCGTTGTGAAATTGTAAACGGTGTTAAACAATTAACAATGGTTGTGCTGCAAGAACCAAGGATAGAACCCCTTGATAGCGATCCGTTTGAAGTAGAACATTGTATGTATCACCGCGTTTTGTTGCTGGTTGAGGGTGTCTACACCCAAAGACTATACGATGAGAACAACAAGCTAGTCTCTGATGATATCGTACCCCGAAAATCTAACGGCTCGACATGGGATGTAATCCCGTTTGAGTTTATAGGTTCTGTTAATAACGATGAGACATCTGATAAAGCCCCTCTATATGACATAGCAGAGGTTAATATTGCCCACTACAGAAACTCTGCTGACTATGAGGAATCCAGTTTTATTGTAGGCCAGCCCACCCCCGTCATTGCTGGCCTAACGCAATCATGGGCTGATGATAATTTTAGCGATGGTATAGAACTTGGTTCTCGATCTGGCCTGTTACTGCCCCTTGACGCTAATGCATCACTACTCCAAGCTGCACCGAATCAGATGCCAGAGCGAGGGATGGAGTTAAAAGAAGAACAAATGGTCAAAATTGGCACTCGCATTATTCAGGATTCTACAGGATCGGAAACAGCAGAAGCGGCAAAGATTCGATTTGCTGGTCAAAACTCCAAATTAGGCTCATTAATTGTCAACGTTGAACAAGGGTTTAAAAAAGCCCTTTCATGGCTTGGTGAATTTATGGGCGGTGAGGGTGATATTACCCTAAACATCAACAAAGAATTCTATGATGCGACTATTGACCCTCAAATGTTAGCGCAAGCAATGGTTCTGCAAGATCGAGGTGTAATCGGTAAAACTGATATTCGTTACCTACTGAGGAAGGGCAACATATTAGACGCTGAACGCACCGATCAAGAGATTGATAACGATGCAGAAGTCGTCGAAATAGAGCCTGTCATACCCGTAGAACAAGAGGTCGGCAATCAGTAGCTTAAAACTGAGCTAAAAGTGCCAAACTAACTCCTTGACTTTTAATTAAGTCGCTCCAAAGACAAATATTTAAGAATTTAAGGGCTAGTCCCTTGATATGAGGCGGTCTGTGGCCGCTTGGTTTGTGACCAAAAAAGGTAATACCCATGAGTGAAGAAAACGAAGTAGATGTCAACGCACTGCAAGAAGAAATTAACAGCTTAAAAGCCTCTAACGAGGAATTAACTAACCAGTTTCAAGCAGTCAAAAACAAAAACGATGAATTACTAACCGAAACCAAAAGCGCAAAAGAAGCAAAGCGCAAGGCCGAGGCTGATGCGATAGCGGATAAAGACCGTTTAGCAAAAGAAAGCGGTGATTTTGAGTCTTTGTACAAATCATCTTCCGAGAAACTTCAAACAACGCAACAAACGTTAAACGAACTGCAAGGCACGATCGAAACCGAGAAAAAAGGTAATGCTGCTATGAAAATAGCGGCTGATTTAGCTGAAGGTTCAAATGTTGACCTATTAAGCACCTTTATTAACACCCGACTGAAATATCAAGAAGGGGAGTTAAAGGTTACTGATAGTAATGGCAACCTAACCATTTCATCTTTGGACGATTTACGAAACGAATTCCAGAATGATTCACGGTTTGCCTCGCTCCTAAAGGGCAATCAATCTTCTGGTGGCGGTGCTACTGGTGGCAACAATAGTGGCAGTGCCGCAAAAACTAAATCACGCGCTGAATTTGAGGCGTTCAATCCAGCCGACAGAATGAAATACATCAAATCTGGCGGCACTGTATATTAAAAAGGTAATTTAAAATGGCTGAGAATACTATTACGGGTCTAGTCCCCGAAATTTACGAAGCGTTGGACATTGTTTCAAGAGAATTAACTGGAATGATCCCATCCGCTACTATGAACGCATCTGCAAATACTGCTCAAGTTGGGCAAGCTATTCGCGTAGATGTTGAACCTGCTGGAAACGTTGGAAACATCACCCCAGCGATGGTTGTTCCTGATCCAACTGGTCAAACTTCTGGTTTCACTGATATTACTATTACTAAGTCGCGCGCGGCTGAGTTTGGTTTTAACGGAGAAGATCAAAAAGGTCTAAACACTGGTGCTGGATACGGAAGTGTACGTGCTAACAAAATTGCACAAGCTATCCGCGCTGTGACCAACGAAGTAGAAACTGATCTGTGTGGTTTGCAGTCAACTTTCTCTCGCGCTCACGGTACTGCTGGTACTACTCCATTTGGAACAGCTAACGACTACACCGATGCTTCAAATGCACTTAGAATCCTAAAGGACAATGGTGCGCCTCTACAGGACAACCAGCTAGTGATTAACACTGCTGCTGGTGTAAACCTGTTAGGCAAGCAAGCTAATGTTGCTGATGCTGGTAGTGATTCTATCTTGCGTCAAGGTGTCCTTTTGGACATTAACGGAATGCCTATCCGCGAGTCTGCACAAGTTAACACTGTTGCTGCCGTTGGTACTTCTGCTAATGCTGTTACTACTGCTGGACACGCTGTTGGTTCTACAAGCATCGTACTGAAAGCTGCTGGTACTGGAACTATCCTAGCTGGTGATGTTATCACTTTTGCTGGCGATACTAACAAGTACGTTGTAGTTACTGGTGCTGGTGCTGTATCTGGTGCAACTATTGTTCTTGCTGCCCCAGGATTGCAACAAGCACTTCCTGTTGGTGACAAGGCAATCAGTATTGTTGCTGCATCTGCACGTAACATGGCATTTAATCGCTCTGCGATTGTTCTTGCTGCCCGTGCGCCAGCCCGTCCTCAAGAGGGTGACATGGCATCAGATGTAATCGTAATTACTGATCCACGATCAGGTCTTAGCATGGAATTCTCCATGTACAAAGGCTACAGAAAAGTACGTTATGAAGTTGGTCTAGCTTGGGGTGTTAAAAACATCAAGCCAGAGCATACTGCATTGTTACTTGGTTAAATAAGACTAGCCTCATCCTTTCGGGGGTGGGGCTTTTTATTGAGGTTATTATGGCAACAATCGTCGTTGAAACAGGTTCAGGCTCTACTACTGCTAATTCTTATGTTAGTGAAGCTGAGTTAGCTACCTATGCATCAGATCGAGGTCTTACGGTCACTGGAACTGCGGCTGTATTGCTGATTCGTGCGATGGATTACATAGAAAGTAAAGATTTTTTAGGTACTAAGGGTACAGAAGCCCAAGCCCTTATGTGGCCCCGTTATGGCGTAATGGTCAACAATTATTACATTGAAAATAACGAAATCCCCCAATTATTAAAAGATGCTCAAATGGAAACCGCTATTGCCGTAGGTGCTGGCGTTGATCCACTTGATAATCAAGAAAGAGAGACAGTAAAAGAAAAAGTTGGCAGTTTAGAGGTTGAATATGCCCAACAAGCTAGAGCCGTAACCTTTTTAAAGGCTGTCGATACTAAATTAGCTAAATTAACCCATAGATCGAAGATGGTGAAGCGTGTTTGATTACGACTCGTTAAAAAAAACGGCTACGCAGTTAATTACTAAATTTGGTACAACTGCGACTATCACAAGAGATTCAGGCCGTAGGTTTAACCCTGCCACTGGTCATTATTTTACAGGTTTGACTGAAAGTTTTAGCGTTAAAGCTGTTAGAACGCAATTTAATGCGTTTGAAAAGGCTGGAGAAAACATTAAAGACGACGATATTCGTCTATTAGTTCAATCTGGCGTTACTGCACCAATTATTAACGACTCTTTAACGTTTGATTCGGTTACATATCGGGTTATGAACGTTGCAACAGAATCCCCATCAGGTACGGACATTTTTTATGACATTCAGTGTCGATCTTAAAGAGTTTGCTCAAAAAACAAACAAAAAGGTGTCTACTGTTGTAAAGGAATCAGCAATTGACTTGTTTTCAGAAATTATAAGGGAAACTCCTGTTGGTGATCCGTCTTTATGGAAAAACCCACCTCCAGCAGATTATGTTGCTGGTAGTTTACAAAGTAACTGGCAATGTACATTAGATACACCAGCTTCAGGCAAATTAACGACAATTACCGCAGATACAGCGACTATTTCAGCAATGGAATCAGTTGTTCAAACTGCAAAAGCAGATCAGCCTATATTTCTTACTAACAATCTGCCTTATGGCGAAAGAATTGAATATTTAGGGTGGTCACACGTTCAAAAGCCTGAAGGAATGGTTCGAGTAAGCGTCAGTAAATTTCAGAATAAATTAGCTAAAGCATTAGCGAAGGTTGCGGCATGAGTACAATATTTGCAGACATAAGTTCCGCGCTAGATTCAAGATTGAACACCCTTGCAGGGCAAGCGCCTATTGCATGGGAAAACACAGTATTTACTCCTGTAAAAGATACGCTTTATTTGCGTCCTACTATTTTGCCAGCATTGACGACTCAAGCGGCATTAGGAACAAGCGGAATCGACGAATATATAGGAATCTACCAAATAGATATATTTGCGCCTAGTGGTAAAGGGCGTGGCGAAGCAGAAACAAAAGCCGATGCAATAGCCGACCATTTTAAACGTGGTACAGATTTGTCTAGCAATGGAAAAACCATACGGCTTGGCAATGTATCAAGAAACACAGGAATACGAGACGAAGATCGTTTCATTATTTCACTCTCTATTAACTATATGGCTTATGTAACTCCGAGGTAAAATATGACTATCGCTACTGGCTCACGCCACAATTTATCCTATGTTGTTGAAGCAACATTTGGAACAACTCCA